ATTTGGACGTATCACATTTCGGAAAAACTGCTTGCAGATTATTCCGGAAAGAACATAGAAAAAGAGATTGAGCGAATCAGAGGAGGTGTTGAGAATGACGAGAAGTGAGAAAAAGGCAGTGATTGAGAGCATGGCAGAAAAATTCATGAACATCGACGACCTTGAGGGAAAGTCAATGACCATTATGGTGATGTCTGCGTATGCCGAGGGCAAGGCAGCGGGAAAAGCAGAGGAGCGTCGCAGATGGGAACAGAAAAAAGAACTAGTAACCGCATAAACGAAAACGCCTCGTCAAAGGTGACGGGGCGTGAAAACTGGCGACATCAGCCGTGGGAACTGCGACAAATGCAATCGCTGTCATTAGGTGCAAAAAAACGGATGACATTTGACCGAATAAAGGGATGGTATGAGACATTTGATGAAAATGTATATTTCAGCTATTCCGGAGGGAAAGACAGCACAGTTCTGCTTGAAATGGTAGCGGTTTTTTGCAAAGAGTACGGATATACACTGTATGTTGCGTTTTGCGATACGGGTCTTGAATATCCCGAAATCAGAATATTTGCGGAGGCAAATGCAAAGAGAATTGCTGAAAAATACGGAATAAACATGGTGTTTGTAAGATTGAGACCGGACATGAATTTTCGTGACGTGCTGATTGAATATGGTTATCCAGTAATAAGCAAAGAAGTATCAAAAATCGTATATGGTGCGAGACACAGCAAAGACAAAAAACAATCATACATAAACAAATTAAAAGGCTTGAATCCGGACGGTTCATATTCAGAGTACAAACAGCAGTATAAAAAATATGAAATTTTGCTGCAAGCACCTTTTGAAATATCAAACAGGTGCTGCGTGAAAATGAAAGAACAACCTGCAATGCGATATGAAATGGAAACAGGAAAGAAACCTATTGTCGCAACGATGGCAGACGAATCAAAACAACGTCTCGACGGGTGGTGTAAAACCGGATGCAATGCGTTTGATTCAGACCGCCCGATGTCAAAACCCATTTCGTTTTGGACGGAACAGGATGTACTTACAATGATTTTGCAGGAACACATTGAAATTGCATCCGTGTACGGGAAAGTAGTGAAAGACTATCAAAAAATAGGACAAACAAACGGGCAAATGAGCCTTGCGGATTTTGGTTTTGCAATGGATGCTATACCGTTGAAAACGACCGGATGTGATAGGACAGGATGTATTTTCTGCGGATATGGGTGTCATTTAGATAAAGGAATTTCAAGGTTTCAAAGACTGAAAGAAACCCATGAAAAGCTATACAACTATTGCATAGGTGGCGGTGAGTTTAACGAAAGGGGGATGTGGCAACCAAGCAAGCGAGGTCTAGGAATGGGTTTTGTGTTTGATTGGTTAAATGAACAATTCGGTGATGATTTCATTAGGTACAAGTAAAAGCAGGAGCATGAGAACAAAAGAAAAAGGACAACCATTGCAGTGGTCGTCCTTGTATCGACTGATTGTGTCAGTCGCTAACTGATAGAAATATTATAGCAAATCTGACACAAAAAAGCAACTTGAAAAGAGACCGAAAAGGTCTATAAAATCAAGGGTTTTCGGAACTTTTATCGTCCTTGTAATAGATAATAACAAGTCTACGAAAACATAACAGGAGGATTGTGTCAGATGGCAAGAAAAAGAGGGATGCAATATATCCCGTATGATTATGAGGCAGCATATAACAAAGCGATGGAGGACATGCATGAATGGTTCATTGAGAACCTGTTTCAACATCGAAAGAAAGTTATATATGCCTTAAAAGAGATAACAGCAGGAGACCAGTTTGAAATTGAGATATATCCGCAGTTCCGGAGCATGGATGAAGTACCTCCGGAGGGGAGGACAATCAAGAAAGACAACAACAAGGCTCAAAAGAATCTGAATGATAAGAATGCACGGAAATATGTTGAGAGGCTAATCAATGAGAATTTCAGCGACCGTGATATTTGGATGACATTGACCTATGATGACGAGCATCTCCCACCGGACGGGGATGTGGATGCAGCAATCAAGAACGTGCAAAAGTACATCCGACGCATCAACTATCAGAGGAAAAAGAGAGGTCTCCCGAATGCGAAATATGTCTATGTGACCGCATACAATCCGGATGCGGAAATCAGATGGCATCATCACATTGTCATGGATGGTGCGTTAGACATGGAGACGGTTGAATCCTGTTGGAAACAGTCAAGCAGAAATGAGGTTCGCCGATTACAGACGGACGAAAACGGTTTGTCCGGTATGGCAAATTATATCGTTGAGGAAAAGAACCGTGTTCCGTCGGAAAAGAGATGGAACAGTTCGCAAGGATTGAGAGACCCACGAATCAAGGTCGTTCATTCCAAACGTCCGGCAGCAGGAGGCAGTTATAAAAAAATAGGCTCATTCGTTGACAAGATGGTCAAAGACAGGGATTCCATTCCGGAGATACTGAAAAAGTGGTATCCGGACATGGATTTCACGAATGCAAAAGTGTACTACAACGATTTTAACTGCATGTTTTACATACATGCACGAATGCGGAAAAGGAGGTCGACAGGTGAAAAGACGGATAAGACGGATAAGACGGGCATTGAAAAGAGCAGGTTTGTATAATGCGTTTCACATCACATTGATTGTGGTATTACTGACGGGATTTTGCGTGATATTGTTCAATGTCAAAGAACCGGAGCAGCAGGAGAAAGAGCCGGAGGAGATACAAGCGGAAGTGATGCAGAATCCGGAGACGATGACACAGACAGCAGAGAACATCGAGGACAAATACAAGGTATTTGACACCATGTCCGAGGACTGGGGGAGTGATGACCTTGAGGGATTCGTGTTCTATGACTTGCCGGAGCAGTATGCAGACAAAGGCTATTTTCCGGAGAAAATGCAGATATACACAAGATGTCTATGCAAGCAATATGACGTTCCATATGCCCTTGTATTGGCAATCATAGAGCAAGAATCCGGATATGAGTTCGACAAAACCGGAGACGGCGGGCAGTCAAAGGGATATATGCAGATATATGAGAAATGGCACACCGACCGGATGCAGAATCTAGGATGCACCGACCTCATGAACCCATATCAAAACGTGAGGGTCGGGATTGATTTCCTCTCATACCTGCTCAAGAAATACGGCACGATTCAAGATACACTTGCAGCGTACAACTACGGTGAAAAAGGTGCAAGGGAATATTTGTGGAGCAACGGCGTGTATGTATATTCATACAACACGGCAATCATGCAGAGAATGAAAGAGATTGAGGAGGTGGTCGGAAAATGAGATTTGACTGGAAACCGGAATCAAAAGATAGATATTTCAGAAAAGCAGAGGCAGCAGTCAAGGCAGCGGGATTCGATGACATCCTGCGGGTAGACAGAGACCAGTTTTCCATCGTCAAAGGAACGGTCAAGGTACATTTCAAGCCGATTTCAAGAGATGGAAAGACACGCCGATGGTGGGAGGCAAAGAGAACGATTGAGAATATGCATGAAGTGCCTCCGGCAAAAGACCAGTTCGGCAGGAAACACAAGAGCATTTTCATTCACGCCTACATGATTTTAGAAATGGAGGAGCAGGACAGATGAAAATGAGAGAAGTCGCAGAGAGATTCAGACATATGCTCAAAGTCAAGGATTGCAGACATTTATGTCTGACATGTGAATATTACGAAATATGCAAAAGAGAGGTGAATGCAGATGAATATGAAATACGCAATGAGAAGTGAGGACACAGAGCAAATCAATGTCGTGTCGTGGGCGAATTGGAATGTGAACCGCTATCCGGAATTGAGGTGGTTGTTCCATGTACCGAACGGAGGCAGCAGAAACAAGCAGGAGGCAGTTAAATTCAAACAGATGGGTGTCAAGGCGGGCGTTTCTGATTTGTGCCTCCCATATCCGAAAGGGATTTACTGCGGATTGTTTATCGAAATGAAATACGGCAACAACAGGCAGCAGGACACACAAAAAGAGTTCCTTGCAGACATGGCAGCAACAGGACATTTTGTCGCAACCTGCTATTCAGCAGAGGAGGCAATCAAAGTCATTGAGGAATATTTGAATCTTGCGTTGTGTTATTGTCCGGAGGAGGATTTCAACAACAAAATGAGCATCCCGAACAACAGCATCCTCAAGGACGGGAAAGTCAAGGGAGGCAGGTCATGACACTTGCAGATTTACTCAACATATTAGAGAGTGCGGACATGCTGCGAATCATCAAGGGAGACGAGGAAATATTCGTCGGGTATCTTGCATTATTTGCACCGGAGGTCGGTCACACGAACTGCAAACTCTATGAACAGTATAAATTTGACGAGGTTGTGAAATTCAGAGCAGTTCCGGAGATTACTCACAGGAAGTGGAAAGAATTGAACCTCATGTCACCACTGCGACCGGACGAAACACCGGACTATAAGTTTCAAGAATTGCAAATGAAATTGTATTACACGATTTATATATAACAGGACAATAACAGGAGGAAAAAAGACATGAAAATCATTGCAGTAATGTCACCAAAAGGAGGAATCGGGAAAACAACGACATCCGATTCAATCGCCTACATGTTGGGCGAGGAGCAGGGAAAAAGAGTGCTTGTGTTAGATGGAGACCCACAGGGAGACACATCAAAGACATTCGGAGTATATGAACCGGACGGAATCGGCATGAGTGAACTGCTTGAGAAACATGAATGCGTCGGAGGTACATATAAAACGGGCGATTTGATTCGACCGACCGACTATTCGCACATTGACATCATTCCGGCGAACGGTTATCTCATGAAAACCGACATGAATCTGCTGCTCAAGTCGGAGGACAATCAAGTCACAAGGATGCGTGAGGCGTTGGAGGAGGTCTCCGATGCATACGATTATTGCATTTGTGATTGTGGTCGACTGCTTGACATGGTAGTCATCAATATTCTGATTGCAGCAGAACTCGTCATCGCTCCGGTAAAGGTCGGAGGATATGAAATCGAGGCATTGCAGAACCTTGAGGAACAGATTGAGGACTTGAGAGACATCAATCCGGATTTGAGAATCAAGGCACTCATGACAATGCGACAGAAAAACAAGACCTCTCTTGAGGTTGAGGAATGGTTGAAAGCAGAATCCGGATTTGACATGTTTGTCACGCCGATTCGCCGTTCTATCATCGCAGAGAAATCCACAACAGCAATGATACCGCTCCCGAAATTTTCAAAGCGTGGGATTGTGTCTCAAGATTACAGATGCGTTGTGCATGAGTTGCTCAAGGAAATGGAGGGGTAAGGCATGGAAAACGAGACAATACAAATCCTTGAATTGTTCGGAGGAATTGGGTCGCCTCGATGTGCCTTGAGAAATTTGAACATTCCAACGAAAGCAATCGACTATGTGGAAATCAATGAAAAGGCGGTGCGTTCGTACAATTCAATGTTCCGTGAGGAATTGGCATATAAAACACAAACGGTTGTCGGATGGAATCTGAAACCGGACATTCTGATTCACGGTTCGCCCTGTCAAGATATGAGCATTGCAGGGCATCAAGGAAAAGCCACAGGCGAGGGCAGAATCAACAGAGGAAAAGGTTCAGACGAGGGGAGCGGAACACGTTCCTCCCTCATGTGGGAGACAATACATATCATTGAGAACATGGGCGAATGGCGACCTCGTTATGTAATATGGGAAAATGTGAAGAATGTGAAATCAAAGTACATGAGACCGAATTTTGACAGATACATGGTTGAAATGGAGCGGTTAGGATATACGAATAATTTCGAGGTACTGGATGCAAGAGAGTTCGGATTGCCACAGGCAAGAGAGCGAGTGTTCACGGTTTCTGTTCTGAATGGAGAAAGATTTGAGTTCGATGACCTTATAAGAACACCGATGCGAAATTTGCAGGAATTTCTTGAGGATGATGCAAGCGTTCCGGATGTCTACGATGTGACGCAACCGTCCGTCCTTGCGTGTATCGGAGAAAAAGGCATCCGCAGGGCAACGGTTATCACAGATTGTGCATATACCATCACGACAAGACAAGACCGGACACCTGCACAAGTCATTGACCGAGGCGGTGGACGTTATCGTTATTTGACCGAGCGTGAGTGTTGGCGATTGATGGGGTACACGGACGAGGATTTTGACAGGGCGAAAGCAGTACAGGAAAGAAACGGCAAGTATTACAAAGCATTATACGACCAAGCGGGAAACAGCATCGCCGTTCCGATATTCGAGAGCATATTCAGAAAAATAATTTTGCATGAGGTCGCATGAGACCGGAAAGAGAGGAAAAAGCATGGGAGACATTATCAAAACAGCACAGTGCAGGTTTTGCGGTCAGATGGTACAGATTGAGACCGACAAGGAACTGACGCAGCCACAAGCAGAGGAACAGGCAACAATGACATGTAACTGCACCGAGGCGGTCGAGTATCAGAAAGAGAAACAGAGGAAAGAAAAGGCAATGATGAATGTGTCTGCCTTTTTTGGAGAGAACGCAGCACCGGACAAGAGATGCGGTGAGGGCATTGTCAACATCTTAAAGGCAGCAGTCGAGGAGATTTACACCGGAGGACTTGCAAAAGTCACATTGAACCTCCGAGGGGGGGGTCAAAGCATCAATTTCACAGAATGCAAAGGGTGAAATCAACGTCGAGCGTACAGAGACAAAGAAACAGAAACTCACAGAGTAATAACAGGAGGTTGAACAGATGGCAGCAGGATTCAGCGTGAAAGACGCACTCAACAAGAACAGCAAAGCGGGGATTGATGAATCTCCGAGAGCGAGATTCCGGACAAAGGACATTTCAATTTTCAAGATGTACCGGAATGATATGAATTTTTACAGTGTGGAACAGGTCGAAGAACTGGCAGGAGACATCCTCATGTACGGATTGAAACAGAACCTTGAACTTGTATATGCACCGTGCGAAAAGGGCGAATATAGAATCGTTGCAGGTGAAAGACGATGGGAGGCTCTCAAGTACCTTGTATCAAAGGGATATAAAGAATTTGAACTTGCAACCAGTAAATTGACAACGCCACAGGATAACGACGAGGAGCAGGTTGAAATCATTATTGCGAACGCATACCGTACAAAGACAACATCCGACATGATTGAGGAGGAAACACGCCTCAAGGCATCTCTTGAACGCATGAAAGCAGCGGGAAAGAAAATCAAGGGATATGACCTGCAATCCGGACGATTGAGGGATGTGATTTCCTCAATGCTGCATGTGAGCAAAACAAAGATTGCACAAATTGAGGCAGTCAACAACAATCTGATTCCGGAATGGAAAGAGGAACTCAAGGGAGAACGCCTCACATTTTCCGCAGCTTATGAATTGAGCGGTATGACAGCAGACGAGCAGCGGGAGGCACTGGGAAAATTCACAGAGACCGGAGAACTCACACACAAAGATGTGAAAGACATGAAAGCAGAAAAGGCAGCAGGGCAGCAGGTGTCAGAATCCGACACAGAGACAGAAATCGGCATGAACCCGCCGGAAGTGAGAGCGGGCGACGAATATGAGACACCGCATCCGGAGGGAATCACATCAATATGTTATTCATGCACCGAATATGAGACATGCAACGTCAAAACCGGAACATGTACATCATGCGACCAGTACAAGAACCGTACAGAGGCATACAAGACCGACGAGCAGAGATATTCAGAGGAACAGGATGCAATCGACCGTGAGACAAAGAAAAAACTCCGTGAGATGGAACAGGAGGAGAAGATGCAGAAACTCCCGTCAACAGCACCGGAGGAAATAAAGACAATCAGAGTGTCACAGGACAAATTCGAGGAATACACGGGAGAATATAGAAAACCGTACATGATAACAAAAGATGACGGATTCAAGGTCGGAAATGTAGTCAAATTAGTAGTATTTGCAGCAGGCAAAGCGACCGGAGAGACAGCAGACATGAGAATCACCTGCAAAGACGATGACATCACATGCAGTGGACTGTCAGACGGTTGGTGCGTTATCGGGTTAGGCGAGGCATAGAGGAGACAGAATGAGCTATAAACAGAGACACCCGTATTTGATGCAGATTGTATATATCATCAAATACAGATTGAAGAATTGGAGGAAATAATTGAAAACAGTATATGTCAGAACAAAGACAAAAGACGAGGCAAGAAAGAGAGCGGAGTGGCTCTATATGATATTAAGGGATTGCACTCCGGTTATTGCAGATTTGCACACATCAAAAGCACAGGTTGTGACTGAATCAATGGTTATCAAGTATGTTCCGGAAAACTACACAATGGACGGAATACGATGCGACATTGCAATCGGGTTCGGGCAATTAGGAAAAATCATCGCAACAGAGAACACCTGTGACAATTTGATGGACGAAAGAGAACTTGCAAAGTATATCGTTGACAATGAAACGATTTCAGAAAATGAAAATATCGAATGCAGGAGGTAAAAATCAATGAATGACATCAAAAGAGGCGAAATGTTCTATATCAGCAGAGGGGGGGCATCCTACAACGGGAGCGAACAACACGCAGACCGTCCGGCGGTAGTGGTTAGCAACAACAAGAACAATGAGAACAGCAATGTTGTTGAGGTTGTATATATGACTACACAGCCAAAAACAGACCTCCCGACACATGTGACAATAAGGTCAACAGGCAGAATCAGCACGGTATTGTGTGAGCAGGTTTATTCGGTATCAACGGAACGCATCGGAACATATATCGGAGAGGCGACAGACAAGGAAATGGAGAATATCGACATTGCTCTCATGATTTCCTTGCAGTTGGATAATGGCATCAAGACAGCAAAAGAGTATTACAAGACCATCAAGGAGCAGCAGGAGGAAATCGACAGTCTCAAGAGAGAAATTGAGACAATGCAGCAGGAGCATGAGGAGGCAATCACAGAGATTGAACAGGATGCAGCAGTATACGTTGAGGAAAACAAGAAAATTGCAAATATGGCATCATCAGAGGACACAATCAGATTGCAGACTGAAAGAGACACATACAAGACCATGTATGAACAGTTACTCAACAGATTAGTGAATGGAGGAGCAGCATGAACAAAAGCGAGTTAAAGGCAATATTTATCAATGCAAAGGCAACAGATGCGAAATACATCGGCGTGAGCATTCAGACAGAGGGCAGCAGTCAACCGGAAATCATCATCAATCCGAATGCGAATTTTGATGCGAAATTTGACTATTACATGGAGGCATACGATGACGATTTGATTCTGATTGCAGCAAAGGGCAAAAAGGACATCAGAATCACGGCAGCAGGGCAAGGAAACCGTTTCGAGGATATTGAATGTCAGTTATTAGGAGAGCGGGGCAAGGGTTGGAAAGAACTCATTGCAGGAGCGATTGACAATGCGTATGAGAAAATGATTGCAACCACACCTCCAACGACAGAGGAGGAACAGACCCATTGTGAAATGATAAAAGAGGCAGTCAAGGGAATGTTCATCAATGAGAGCAGGACGGCAGCAGAGGCAGAGTTCATCAAGACACACATTGTCGACTATGAGAAAATATTCGATGTGTGCATGAATGGTGATGACCTTGAGTTCAAAAAAGGACTTGTCAGATTGCAGAAAATGCAAAATGAATATGTTATGCAGCGGGAAAATGACTGATAGAGAAAAAGAGGCGTTCATCGGCGGGATAGAATTTGCGAGAGACTGGAATCTCGACATCCCGCCGGATGATTTGCGTTTATACGAGAGATTGATTCAAGAAAGGACAAAAAAAGAGAATGAACAAAGTCATATTGATGGGTAGGCTCACAAGAGACCCGAATGTAAGATATACACAGCAGAACGGTTCACAGGAATCCATGTGTGTGGCACGTTATACACTGGCAGTCGACCGGAGAGGTGCAAGAGACGGGCAACAGTCGGCAGATTTTATCTCATGCGTGGCATTTGGGAAAAACGGCGAGTTTGCGGAAAAATATCTGAAACAGGGAACAAAAATTGTTGTTATTGGCAGGATTCAGACAGGCTCATACACCAACAGAGACGGGCAAAAGGTATATACGACGGATGTTGTGATTGAGGAACAGGAATTTGCAGAAAGTAAGAAAGCAGCAGGAGAACAGGCAGAAAACGCCGGATATACAGACACAGGAGACGGATTCATGAGTATTCCGGACGGCATTGACGGCGATTTGCCTTTTATGTAAGCGAAAAGGAGGGTTGTGATAATATGGGAATCTTAAAAGGCATAATTGACAGATTTCGGGCGATGGGAAAGACAGAAAATGAGATTTCGAGCATCGTTGAGGCAGCAGCGGACAAGGCGACAGTGAATCCGAATGTTGCAAAGAATGAAAATCCACAAAAACCGGAAATCAAGATTGAAACAACAGCAGAGGCGTTCGTTGAGGCAGTTTTGCAAATGGGAACGACTTTGCAACAGGCAAAAACGGCAATTTTGAAAATGAGCAGTTTGAGAGATGCGGAAAACCGCAAAAACACGAATAACTGGCGTAAAATGCACGGTCTGCCTATGAGAAGAAAGCAGAAAGCGAGGAAAAAGCATGAAAGAGGAAAAGGAGCAGACGGTCATTGAAAAAACCTTGCTATATCTTGAGAATTATCGTGAAATGGAACGATATATCAATGAGGCAGTATCAGAGACCTCTCAAGTGCCGGATATAGGCAAATACAACATATCAGCAGAAAAGGCGTTCCTGCAATCGGTCAGAGAGTGCCGTGCAGAGACGGTCATTCTGTTTGAACACTTGAAAAAGGCTCTTGCATCGCTCAAGGAAGATGCAGAGGCAGCAGGTGAGGGGTACAAATACGACGCTCTTGAGGCGGTCTATATAAAGGGCATGTCATACGAGGATATAGTGAGGGAGACAGGATGCGGACGCAACTCACCGAAAAAGTGGTGCAGGGTGATGATTCAGCGGTTGTCAATCAAGTTATTCGGTGCAAAAGCGATTGAAAATGATAAAAACGGAGTGAAAACAGGGTGAAATGAGGGTGAAAACAGGGGTAAAAAGTGGGTGAACAAAAGACAAAATAAACGTGATAATATGTTAGCGTGAACAGTTGAGACGAGCGATTGCAGATATGCAGTCGCTTTTTTTCTTGCCTGTTTGCCCTCCTGTTATATGCGGGTGGGATATACACAGTCATGTGCATAACTGCCCGCCTCTTGTGGATAACACAGCAGGAGAACACAGCAAGAGAGGAGAACACAGATGCTATTGAAATCATGCAGGTGTGGGAAGTTGATTCCGCAGTCAATGAAGATGTGCGAGGAATGCGAGCAACGGCAGCAGTCGAGACACATGACATATAACAACACACGGCGAGACGAGAGAGCAGCAGAGTTCTATGTATCAAAGGAATGGCGGGCAATGCGAGAGCGTATCATTGAGGTCTATGACAACGTAGATATATACGCATTATATGTCGAGCATGAGTTGCTCACATGCAATCCGGTTCACCATATCATTGA